CAAAAACCCAAGCGTGGCTGGACAAAAACAGCTGGTATGGGACTGATGATGATATGAGTTACCTAGCAATGGGTATTCATAGGCGCCTTGAGCGTGAAGGAGTAGCAATAGGCTCTGATCACTATTATGGCGTAATTGACAAAGAAATGCGTCAACGTTTCCCAGAGAAATTTGGGATATCTGAAGAGACCAAATACTCTTCTGAGGTAGAGATCAAACCCTCTACAAAATCTAGTAAGCCGAGCACAGTAGTTGCGCCAGCGACTAGGTCTACCTCTCCAAAAAAAGTCAGACTTACGCCAACGCAGTTACAACTGGCAAAGAAATTCAATCTAACCCCAGAGCAATATGCTCGTGAACTTACAAAACTGGAGTCCCAAAATGGCTGAAAACAGAAAACCTCGTGAAATAGAAACTCGTCAACAAACAGTGCGACCAGAAGCATGGAAACCACCAGAGTTGTTGCCAGAACCAGATAAGCAAGCAGGTTTTGCATATCGTTGGATCAGGGTATCTACTTTAAACAATGCGGATCCCCGCAATCTCTCTGCCAAACTCAGAGAAGGATGGGAACCCGTTAGGGCTGAGGAACAGCCTAAGTTTCAGTTGTTAATCGATCCCAATAGTCGTTTTAAGGACAACATTGAGATTGGTGGCTTGTTGTTATGCAAAACACCAGATGAATTCGTCCGACAGCGTAATGAATATTACAAGGTCCAAGGCGATCAACAGATGGAAGCTGTAGATAACACGCTTATGCGTCAAAGCGATCCTCGTATGCCTCTCTTTAATGAGAGAAAGATGACTAGTAGCTTTGGCAAAGGAAGTTAAATTTTTAATTAATTAGGAGTAACAAATGGCTTATCCAACCGTTTCAGGCCCCTATGGTTTTAAACCTATTAACCGTGTAGATGGCTTGCCATATGCAGGTGCAATTCGTCAGATTCCGATTGCATCCACATATAACACGCCAATTTTCAATGGTGACGTAGTTACTATTACCACAGGTGGAACAATCGCCCAGGCAGGTTCTGGCAACGTAACATCAGCAAACATCGTAGGCGTATTTGTAGGATGTTCATATACAAATAGCCAAAGCCAGCCAGTTCAAGCTCAATATTACCCAGGTAATGCTGCCGCTACTTCAGCTGTTGCTTTTGTAGTAGATGATCCTATGGCTGCTTACAAAGTTGCTGTAGCTTTTGCTGCAAACTCAGTTGTAACAACTGTGACTCAAGCCGCTGTTGGCACAAACATGTCTTACAATCAAGGTACTGGTTCAACCACTACTGGTGATTCTGTAGGCTTTGTTATTGCTGCATCTGGTGCGAATACCGCAACCCTTCCATTCCGAGTAATTGATGTTGTTCCTGATACTGCTACATCTAACACTACCTTCGTTGAAGTTATTGTTAAGATCAACACAGATCAGTACAACACCGCCCTCGGCAATAACTTAGCTTAAGGAGCATATTAAATGGCTATTTCTCGTGCACAACTACTAAAAGAGTTGCTCCCAGGCTTAAACGCTTTGTTTGGTCTTGAGTATGCTACTTATGGACAAGAACACAAAGAGATTTACGAAACTGAATCTTCTGAGCGTTCTTTTGAAGAAGAGACCAAGTTATCAGGCTTTAGTGCTGCTCCCGTTAAAAACGAGGGCGCACCAATTGCTTATGACAATGGTCAAGAGGCTTGGACAGCTCGTTACACCCACGTTACTATCGCCCAAGGCTTCTCCCTCACGGAAGAGGCAATCGAGGATAACTTGTATGACTCATTGTCAGCTCGTTATACCAAAGGTTTGGCACGTTCCATGGCGTATACCAAGCAAGTTCGTGCTGCTTCTGTATTGAACAACGGCTTCTCCGCTTCCTACCCAGGTGGTGACGGTGTTGCTTTGTTCTCAGCATCACACCCATTGGTTTCTGGCGGTACTAACAGCAACATTCCATCAACCCCAGCTGACTTGAATGAGACTTCTTTAGAAGCCGCTGTAATTCAAATCTCTCTGTGGACTGATGAGCGTTCGCTGTTGATCGCTGCTAAACCTAAAAAGTTGATCGTTCCTCCTTCACTCCAGTTCGTTGCAACTCGTTTGCTCGAAACTGAACTCCGTGTTGGTACAAACGACAACGACATCAATGCGTTGAAGAACAA